CGTAGGCGTAGGCGGCGGCGGCGTAGGCGTAGGCGTAGGCGGCGGCGGCGTAGGCGGCGGCGTAGGCGGCGGCGGCGCGACACTTAAAAGCGACGGTTCGCGCTCCCGCGCTCGCAGCTTTAACCGATTTGAGGTCGGTTGCGACCTCGCACGCCAAAGCGCAAACCTCTAGTGCATCCTTGTATTTCGGATTCACTTCGCCGGCAGCGCGCAATGCCAGCGGCAGGATTTGACGGCATCCCTGCACGAGAACTTCCAGTGAAAACGCCTTCTGGTCAATCGCATCGCTGCCCAGCTGCGCGATACCGACGCGGCGCATACCTTTCGTGCGCGCTTCGTCTGACGGCCAGTTCGCATCGTTCAGTCGGATTTTATAGTGACGCACTGCGCGGCCAACGCATGACGGTTCGTCGCCGTGCGGCAGGCCAAGCGCGTAATTCACGGCGGCTTCCACGCACATTTTGCCGGGGATTGGCTCGCCCATGCCTTTGACCAATCCGGCGTCAATCGTTTGCAGGACTTTGCGGGCTACGGCTTCGTTCAGTTCGATTGCTTGCGTTTCCATGCGATTCTCCCTCGTTATATTAACTGACTCAAAATCCACGCGACCCCTACACACATCACCCCAATCGCCCCGAGCAGCCACCAGACCAGGGAGTCGTGGTCTACGGACTCACAGCAATACTCGCAGGGCGCGTTGTTGAGTACGCTGGTGCCCGCGCATATCTGGCACGCCGTCAGCCCTTGCTGCTCCCCTGCTGCTGGATTGTTGTTGGGGGTCATGATTGCGCCTTAGGCGATTTGCGTGGCACGAAACGGAGCGGCCAGTTCGCGGGCCTTCCGGATGATTTCCTGCGATTCGGAAATGCGGCGCTCGGCTATTTTTACCGCAAGTTCGCTCGCTTCAATCGGATCGCGGATAAAAGTGCTATCCCACGTTTTCAACTTGCGACGACCATCCGGCGTAATCAGCCACGCGCCGTTTGGCTTTCCTTGTACGGTGCGGATGCTGCCATCCTTCCAAACTTTATACCATGCCGTCATGTCGCTCATTTCCTGTCTCCTGTATTAGCGCCTGTGCGCGGTTGATGGATACGTTATACGCTTGCAATAGAGGGGTTGTCAAGCGTTTTCTACAACCCCTTGCAATTATTTTCTGTTTCTGTATTATGCGCGAATGGACTACATCAAACAATTAGTCGCGGCGCAGAAAAGACGCAATGAAATCATTGCTCTGCGGGCGAAAGGATGGACCGGACAGCGGTTGTCCGAGAAATTCGGCGTTTCGACGCAACGGATTTATGCGATTTTGAAGGGCGCGAACGGAAAATGAAAGGCAAGCCATTCTCCCGCCAAGATTCGCGCCGCGCGCATGAGCATGTGTCTGCGCTGACCGGCAGGCCCATCCCGCCCGAGATTGCAAAGAATCTAATAAAAGAGCGCAAATCATCCGGGCTACCGCGCGAACAAAAGGAACACAAGGAACAGATAAAGACCATCGTTTGGTGGGACAAGTACGCTCTGGCGCACAGTCTCGACCGGCGGCTATTGTTTGCGATCCCTAACGGCGGCAAGCGCGATTATCTTGTCGGCGCGTGGCTTAAATCGGAAGGCGTGCGTGCTGGCGTTTCTGACTTGTTCTTGATGATCCCGCGTGGGCAATATCACGGCTGCTTCATTGAAATGAAAGCCGATGACGGCGACGAACGCGCGAACCAGCAACAATTCATTGAGCTTGCTATCGAGCAAGGTTATCTCGCGTCGTTTGCATATGGTGCGGTAGAGGCTTGCGAGCGTATTCAGACCTACCTTGAATCCCCGGTCGCTCTCTGACATGAGCAAACCCAAAACAACTGAGCCGCGCCCCTGCAAAAATCCCGATTGCGGAAAAATATTCTCGCCGACACGCGGGCGCGAGAAACAGATGTACTGCTCCAAGGCGTGTAAATATACGCATTACAAGCGCAATAAAACAGAGTGGCCCCAGCCGCCGGAGCCTGCGATTGGGGGGATTTTGCGTGGGTGGATATGCAGCCGTTAGCCATCGACCTGTTCTGCGGCCTAGGCGGCTGGTCGGAAGGCTTGCTCGCGGAAGGCTGGCAGGTTATCGGCTTCGACATCGAGCGCCACGAATACGGCGACGAAAAATACCCCGCGCAACTGGTTTTGCAAGACGTGCTGACGATCCACGGCTCGCAATTCAAGGATGCCGCGCTCATAGTTGCCTCGCCGCCCTGCCAGGAATACAGCTACATGGCTATGCCGTGGAGTCGGGCGAAGGCTATCCGCACTGAGTACCTGTCGGGCGTGCGCGACCGCTCCAAGTTGACCGCGCTATTCGACGCCTGTTTCCGCATCCAGCGCGAGGCTTGCGAAGCGGCTGGTCGGCATATCCCGATGGTGGTTGAGAACGTGCGCGGCGCCTGTGAGTGGGTCGGGCGGTCGCGGTGGAATTATGGGTCGTTTCATTTGTGGGGCGATGTGCCGGCGTTGATGCCGATGACGAAGGGGGTGCAGAAATTCAACCCTGATGGCACAGATCATCCGACCGGCTCATGGTTCGCTGTTGCTGATAGCAAGAATCGCGGCGCACGCGAAGGAGGTCAGAAAACCCCAGCAGGAAATTGCTCAGAGACAATGTGGAAAGACAGCCCGATTGCGAGGCTTGCTCACGCGACACCGGCAGAAATGGAACTTCACGGCTTCAAAGTCCCCGGCTTCCGCTTCGACGGCAGCGGGAAGTCGTTTCAGACGGCGAGCGTAGCGGCTGCGGAGAATGGCGCAAAAGGCTATGTACCAGAAGGTACGCAGGCATTAGGCAAGCACGGCCATCCGCGAATCTTGCCACAGATCGTCAACAAAACCGGTTCCGGCAGCAAAGCCCGCAAAGCCGCGAGCGCGAAGATTGCGAAAATTCCGCTGCCGCTTTCGCGGTATATCGCCAGCGTGTATAAGCCATGACCGACCGCGCCGAAGTCATGAAATTACACGCCCTTGCGCTGCCAGCCATTGGATTTTGCTACCACTGCACCGGCCAGTTATTCGGCGGGACATTTCACCCTGCCTGTAAGCGCCCGTGGCTCGAGCGCAGGGTTGCGGATTGGGATGGGGCGGTGGCTAGGATTGCGCACGAAATAAGGGAGGGAAAATGAACGATTACGAAAAATTTCTAGCTGCAAAAGCGAAAGTCGATCCGGCAACCGGACTGAAAACAATTCCGGAACTCAATCCGCTACTGTTCGACTTCCAGCGCGATATTGTGACGTGGGCGCTAAGACGTGGGCGCGCAGCAATCTTCGCAGACTGCGGCCTCGGCAAAACGCCGATGCAACTCGAATGGGCGAAACACGTACCCGGCGACGTTTTAATCTTGGCCCCGCTCGCAGTGGGCGCGCAGACGCAGCGCGAGGGCGAAAAATTCGACGTGCCGGCCATTTACAAACGCGATGATGGCGCGGAAATTATCACGATCACCAATTACGAAATGCTGGAGCATTTCAACCTCGACAGATTTACGGGAGTAGTCCTAGATGAAAGCTCGATACTCAAAAGCTATGACGGAAAGACGCGCACGCAGATTATTGATGGTTTCGCGCAGACTCCGTTCCGGCTTGCTTGCAGCGCGACTCCAGCGCCGAATGACTATATGGAGCTTGGGAATCACGCGCAATTCTTAGGCGTCATGTCCTATACCGAAATGCTCTCCATGTTTTTCGTGCATGACGGCGGCGAGACGCAGAAGTGGCGACTCAAAGGCCATGCCGAAGCCGAATTCTGGCGCTGGCTGTGTTCGTGGGCGGTGATGATTCGCAAGCCGTCAGACCTCGGATACGATGACGGCGCTTTCAAGCTGCCGGAAATGGTGATGCACGAATCTACCGTCAAAGTCGAAAATCCCTCGCAAGAATTTCTTTTCCCGATGGAAGCGCAGACCCTGCAGGAACGGCTGCGCGAACGGCGTAACACCATTGGCGAGCGCGTTGCGGATTGCGCGGCGATTGTCAACGCGACAGACAAGCCGTTTCTGGTCTGGTGCAATCTCAACGACGAATCTGAACGGCTGGCGAAGTCGATCCCCGGTGCGGTACAGGTCAAAGGCTCCGATTCGCAACAGCACAAAATCGATTCCATGATCGGATTCAGCGAAGGCCGCATCCGCGTGCTGGTAAGCAAACCGTCGATATGCGGCTACGGCATGAACTGGCAGCATTGCAGCGATATGGCGTTCGTCGGACTGTCCGATTCCTACGAGCAATTCTATCAAGCCGTGCGCCGTTGCTGGCGTTTCGGGCAAACCAAAACCGTGAACGTCCACGTGATTACCGCCGAAACCGAAGGCGCGGTCGTTGCCAACATCAAACGAAAAGAGGCGGACGCAATGAAAATGGCAGAGTTAATGGTTGAACATATGAAAGACCTGAACAGCGAAGCATTGAAGGGTGCGACGATCCGCAGCAAGTCGGAATACGTGCGCGACGTGAAAACCGGCGAAGGCTGGACGCTGCATCTTGCGGATTGCGTCGAAGTCGTGAGCGAACTCGCCGATGATTCCGTGGGATTCTCCGTTTATTCCCCGCCGTTCGCCAGCCTCTACACGTACAGCAACAGCGACCGCGATATGGGTAACTGCGCTGATGAGGCGGAATTCATGGAACATTACCGGTTCCTGGTTAAAGACATTCTCAGGGTGACAAAGCCCGGACGCCTGACCAGCTTCCATTGCATGAACCTGCCGACCACGAAAACGCACCACGGCTATATCGGAATCAGAGACTTTCGCGGCGAGTTAATCAGGATGCACATTGAGGCCGGCTGGATATTCCACAGCGAAGTCGTGATCTGGAAAGACCCGGTGACGGCGATGCAGCGCACCAAAGCTATCGGCTTGCTGCATAAGCAACTCAAAAAAGATTCGTGTATGTCGCGGCAGGGCATCCCAGACTACCTCGTAACCATGCGCAAGCCCGGCGACAATCCTGATCGCGTCGGCCATGCCGACGACTTCCCGGTCGAACAGTGGCAGCAAATCGCATCCCCGGTCTGGATGGACATTAACCCAAGTGACACGCTGCAATTCAGATCCGCCCGCGAACACAACGACGAACGGCATATTTGCCCGCTGCAGCTCGAAGTCATCCGGCGTGCGTTGCGGCTCTGGTCGAACCCCGGCGATCTCGTATTAAGCCCGTTCACCGGCATCGGCAGCGAGGGGTATATCGCCCTGCAAATGCAACGACAATTCATTGGCGCCGAACTGAAACGCAGTTATTGGGAACAGGCCTGCCGCAATCTGGGGACGGCGCGCTTGAGTATGGGCGAGTTATTCTCGGACGCCGGTTAGCGTCTTTTCCGCCCTGCGCGCGATTCACCCAAACCGCCTCCCGGCGCAAGCTTAATCGAATAATGGGGAATCGCTCTGTACGTTTCCCCACACAAAGCCTAGAATAAAGCCTTGAGCGCAGTAAGCCGGGCAACCGGCAGTAAAGGGGGGGTTACGGTATGACCGTATCTAACGGCGTCAAAATCCTGAACCGGCACAAGATGGACGTGCTAAGGCGCAGGCTGGATTACCTGTCGGCGCGCATTGCCAATTCCCCGATTGATCTGTCCCACGACAAGGCCGAATTAGCCGCCTTGGGCCTGGCGCTGGATTTAATCGAGGCGCATGGGTTATGCACCACTGAAGCATTGCCCGATTACGTCAAACCGGCGAGGAAAGCATGAGCGCCGGGTTTGATGACGAAATGGCGGAAACGTCAAACGCGCCTCCGGATTGGGCGACGGAACCGCTCCCGCCCGAATCCACGCCGAAGCCAAACGGCGCGCACCGCACCCCATTAAACACGCCGAGCGCACCCAATTCCGACGAACCGCCGGAACGCTACCACCTGGACTGGCCTGACCTCCAAAATCGCACGCCGCCGGCCCGTCGATGGGCAATAGAGGGCTGGCTTGGCATGGGTCACGCAACGCTGTTGATCGGGCAAGGCGGGATCGGCAAAACACTAGTCGCGCAGCAAATGCTGTCCTGCTTAAGCCTCGGCAGAACGTTCATCGGCCCAGATCCGGAACGCGAATTAAAGTGCTTAATGTGGGCGTGCGAAGATGACCACGACGAGTTGTGGCGCCGCCAGATCAACGTCGCCAGATGGCTAAAATGCGGCCTAGATGACTTCCAGGGCAGATTCCACCTTGAACCGCGCCAAGGACTTGATAACACAATATTAACAAGCGAATTTGGCAAACCAATCTGGACGCCGTTGCGCGAACAACTCATGCAACAGGCGCACGACTATCGCGCCGACGTGGTGTGCATCGACAATATCGGGCAGACGTTCGGCTGCAATGAAAACGTCAGGCACGATGTAACCATGTTTATCAACGGGTTATGCGGCGCGCTCCCAGGCCGCGCGATCCTGTTATTAGCCCATCCGTCGCGCAGCCAAGGCAGCGAATTCTCAGGCTCAAGCGCATGGGAAAACACCGTCAGAACCCGCATATTTTTAGGCGCCAAACTACCGGGCGATACATCAACGGAAGACACCGACGACGCCGCCCGCGTACTCGCCAAGCGCAAAACGAATTACAGCGCAAAAGACTGGCGCAAGCTGCGCTTCGAGGATGGTCTATTAATCCCGGAAGACATTGATTCGCAAGGCGGACTGATAAACAGCATCCGCCAATCAAACGCCGAAAACACAGTCCTAAAAGGCGTCGCCAAACTGCGCGAAATGAACAAACCCACAATGGCCGGCAACCGCAGCCCGAATTACATCCCCACGTTATTGATTGCATACGGATTACACGATGGATTGTCGAAATCCGAACTTGCGCAAGCGCTTCGCACGCTTGAACTCGATAAGCGGCTCATTCCCGCGCATGTCGGCAAAGGCGCAGATCGGCACCCGATAATTGGCCTGATTCCGGCGGAAACATAAAATATATTGTGTGCGGGATTGTGTGCGGGGATGTTGCGGGGTTGTGCGGGGTTGTAACAGTCCGAACGTGTTGGGGGGGGTGCGGGGATGGGTAATACCCCTAAAGGGGGATACCCATTCCCGCAACCACACGCCGCAAACGCATAACCGCAAAACCGCATTTGCATTCCCGCAATTTGGAAAACGATAATGTGGGAACGGACAGACAAAACCGAAAAGGTTTGACACCGAACAGACGAAAGCGTAAAACCCATAACCCATGACCTCGGTTGCCATTTTGCATCGCGATCAAATCCTTGAGCGGGTAGCTGCCGGCGAACATCTTGCCGCCATCGCTGCCAATCTCGGTGTTTCGGCACCAGCAATCTCAAAAGTCCTTGCCAATGACCCAGCGTATGTCGCGGCACGTCAGGAATGCGTGGCGACCCGATTGGAGCGTTTTGAGGCTGCTTTGGATGAGGATGAAGCCGTCGAGTCCATGGTTAAGCTCGCGCGTGTGAAGGCGCAACTCTCTCAGGCCCAATGGCGCGCCGAGTGCGAGTTTCCAGAGCGCTGGTCGAAGGGAAACCGGCAGATTGGCCCGACCTCGCAGACGCCAATGGTGCAAATTTTCTTGGCCGAAGGCGCGAGCGCAACTGTCGTATCCGCGCAACAACCGACTAACGCGCGAACACTTGAACCCGCAAGCGATGACGCGCAGAGGTGAAATGGTCGGGAAGCCGCGCCAATGCTTGTTATACGTGTTTCGTTGCGTATAATGGTCATTATGTTAAATTATCCCGTGATTTCATAGGAATCAATTACTTATGAGATTTCACCCTGATTGCTTGCTCGACTTGAACGCTTTCAATGATGCGTGGTGCGGCATCATGGAAGTGACGGCGCCAGGAAGCGCCTCGTCGCCGCAGCAAAATACTTTTCCGACCATGAAACCGTCCACCATGGCGACCACCCCGGCCTTGTCGGATGGGACTCCGGCGACAACTGGGGCTTTACGCGGCTATCCAATGCCGTAGAATGTTTCCCGTGAAACCACTCTCGTAACAATTTGATATGGCAGACCTAACGCCCGACAAACGCAAGAAAATGGCCGCGATGCTGTTCGCAGGTCCGCGTAAGTCGTTCCCGATCAATGACCCCGAACACGCGCGATTGGCGATAGGCGGTGCTACAAGGTCGGAGCGGGCTGGGAATATCAGTCCTACGGTTGAGGCTGGGATTAAAGCGAAAGCTAGGGGAGTATTGGGGAAATGAAAAAAATCCTTTTCTTGTTGTTTTTAGCCGGTTGCGCGACCGCTCCCCCCGTCGAAGACATACGATATGTGAGCGCCGGCACAGTCGCAGATTCCTGCCGCCTCCTGACCCGGAAGCCCGTTCCTGATGACTGGGGCGGCTGCGCTCAGGTTACATCGAATAACGTCTGTGTGATCTATCTAAGCCGTGATGAGCCGGTTTGTTTGCTCGAACATGAGCGAAAGCATTGCTGGGCGGGGAATTGGCACGGGAATAAGCCGGAGGGGTGTTAAGGGCTTCTCCAATAAAAATAAAATGCCCGTTAAATTAGAACTCAGCCCCAAGCAAACCGCAGCTTTCCAAAGCGATGCACAGGAAATTCTTTACGGCGGCGCAGCATTTGGGGGCAAGTCCTTTTTTCTCCGGGTGATCGCTGTTTTCCTGATGGATGCCGTTCCCGGTATTCAAATCTTCATCTTCCGGCGTACCTTACCCGACTTAAGAAACAACCATCTTCGGGGGCCAACCTCCTTTCATGCCCTCATGGAAGAAGGTCTCAGAGACGGGCGAATCCAGTACCGGGCGCAGGAAAACGAGTTTGTTAATCCGAAGACCGGTTCCCGAATCGCTTTAAGCTACTGCCAGTATGAAGACGATGTGGTGAAGTTCCAAGGGGCTGAAATCCATGTTTTGCTGATGGATGAGCTTACCCACTTCACTGAATACATTTACCGCTACCTCCGGTCTCGGGTGCGTATCGTCGGGGTCAAAATCCCCCCCAATATCGTTGGCAAGCTCCCAAGAATCGTTTGCGGCTCGAATCCCGGCGGGATTGGCCACGCTTGGGTAAAGCGGATGTTTGTCAACGGGGTAAAGCCTAACGGCGATCTAGCAGTCCCTGGTGAAGTATGGCAGACCGCTGCGGAAGATGGGGGGATGACGCGGCAATATATCCCCGCCAAAATGACCGACAACCCCCAAGGCATGACCGAAGACCCGCAATACGGGGCAAGGCTCGATGGCTTGGGAAGTCCGGACTTAGTGCGCGCCATGAAAGACGGCGACTGGGATATTGTTGCCGGCCAAGCGTTTGAAAAACTACGCCGGAATATTCACGGAATCGAGCCTTTCACCATTCCCGAGGAGTGGATGAAATTCAGGTCAATGGACTGGGGTTCGAGTAAGCCGTTTGCTGTCGGCTGGTATGCCGTAAGTGACGGCAACGAATTGCCGGATGGCCGCTCCTACCCTCGCGGCGCCTTGATTAAGTACCGCGAATGGTACGGCTGGAACGGCTCGCCCGATCAGGGGGCGAGGCTCGAAACCGGCGAAGTTGCTAGGGGCGTCAGGCTTCGAAGCGTTGACGAACACGGGCAGCAGGAAAAATACGCCTATTCGGTTGCCGACCCAGCCATGTGGAAGGTAGATGGCGGTCCGAGTCACGCGGAACAGTTTATGCGCTACGCTGTAATCCTCAGAAAAGCCGCGAATGCCCGCAAGATTGGCTATCTCGAAGTCAGAAACAGGCTGGCGGGGGATGAGGAGCCGATGTTCTACGCTTTTAACACCTGCCTGCATTTCTGGCGCACAATGCCGGACTTAGTGCTGGATGAAACCAATCCGGAAGACGTGGACACCGATCAGGAAGACCACGTTTTTGACGAAACGCGTTATGCCTGCATGTCGAGGCCGTATGTAAGGGCTGCTGATAAGTCGAGACCGACTATCTGGCCGCAAGGACAGACGTTCGATCAACTGGTAAAGGGCGCGAGAACGCGCAGATTGGAGAGTGCCTGATGGATATTGCATTCACTCCGCTGGGGGCGCTTATCGCTGGCGGAACGGCTCCCACCGCGCAGACAAATGGGGCGGTAACCGCTGCCGTTACCCAGATTACATTGCCTGCGGTGCCAGCGGATGGCGCGAACGCGCGATTTGTTGCGCAAGGCACACAGGACATCGCATGGTGCTGGGGGAGCAACGCGAATCTGACGTTACAGAATGGCGTTTATATGAGCGCAAATGCGACGGAAACATTCGCCGTTCCGGCACAGCAGACCCAAGTGTCAGTAATCGCGGGCGCAACCGGAACTACCCTCCGCATAGGCCTCGGGCGCGGGAGCAACTAATGGCGCTGCGCACCGCCGGGGCATCAAAGTTTGTCGTTGGAACGGCTACCAACGACAATGCTGCCGCCGGCACTGTTGGCGAGATCATAACTTCCAGCATTCCAGTTGGCTCGGAAGTTACGCTGACGACGGCCGTCACCGCCAACGTCACCAGCATATCTGTCCCCGCAGGTGACTGGCACCTGAGCGCCGTCGTCAACTTCGACCTGGCCGGCACCACCGGCACGCTATTCCAAGGCGGCGCATCCCTTACTTCTGCGGTGCTGCCGACTCAACCGGGCGGCGGCGGCCTTGGTACGGATGCTTTACTGAGTTTCCCGGTGCCGATTACCGGGCTAACCGGCGACTTGGTTCTGCCCGGCGGCGTTGTGCGCTTGTCGATTGCTTCGACCACAACCGTGTTTCTTACTGCCAGTTGCACGTTTACCGTTGGTACATGCAAGGCTTTTGGCACAATCACCGCGCGGCGCATACGTTAAAATCCTGCGCCTATAACCCCAGCGCCCATAAATCATGGCAGATTCTCAGACATTCGATGCGCCCTCCGAAATCGGCAAAGACCCGAAAGCGGTAGTTCGCCGGTGGCTGCTCGAAATCAAACTCGCCGAAAAATTGCAACGCGAATGGTCGAAGCAAGGCAAGGACATCCTCGAACGCTATCGCGGTGAGCGCGCCAAGAAAAATTCATTCAATATACTGTGGGCCAACACGGAAACGCTGGCGCCTGCGGTGTTCAACTCTACGCCAAAGCCGGATGTGCGACAGCGATTCTCGTCCGCTGACCCGGTAAGCCTCGCAGTCGCTGAAGTTTTGCAGCGAGCATTGTCATATTCGGTGGAGGCGTACCCATTCTATAACCAGATTCAACTTACCGTGCTTGACATTTTATTGCCGGGGCGCGGCGTCGATCGAGTGAAGTATCTGCCGACTTTCAGGCCCGCGGCGACGGCGGAAAGCGGGGCGCCCAATAATGACACTGAAATTGCGGCTGACACGTCCGACGCGGCTATTGGCGACAACCAGGCCAATTCAACGGACGTTATCGAGTCCGAGGGCGGCGATGCCGATTCTGGAGGCGCGGAGGATACCGACGATTTGGAGGAAGTCGATTACGAAACCGTCGAATGCGAGCATGTGCAGTGGGATGACTTCCTGCACGGCCCAGGCAAGACGTGGGGCGAAGTGACGTGGGTTGCATTCAAGCATCGCATGCACAAGGACGAATTGCGCAAGACCTTCGGCAGCGGCACCGCAGATAAAATCAAAATGGATGCGATGACGGATACCGAAGTCAAGGACCGCGATGCAGATACCTTCAAAACGGCACTCGTCTGGGAAATCTGGGACAAGTCGTCGCGCAAGGTATTATTCGTAGCACCGTCCTTAGAAGACATGCCGTGCAAAGAGTCTGACGATCCGTTGGACTTGAAAGATTTTTTCCCGACGCCAAGGCCAGTCTATGGCATTGACGATTCAACGAGCCTGATTCCAGTGCCGCTGTTCGCTCAGTACAAAGAGCAGGCCGACGAACTCGACCGCATTTCGACGCGCATCAACAAAATCATCGACGCGATCAAAGTGCGCGGCATCTATGACTCGACCTTGCAGGAACTGGCGACACTCATGGAGTCGGGCGACAACGACCTGATACCGGCCACTAACGCGATAGCGTTTCAGCAAATGGGCGGCTTGGACAAGGCGATCTGGTTCATGCCGTTCCAGATGGCCGCGGAAGTCCTGGTGACGCTCTATAAACAGCGCGAGGCCTGCAAGCAGGTTATCTACGAAATCACCGGCATCAGCGACATCGTGCGTGGGTCGAGTGACGCGCAGGAAACGGCGACCGCGCAGCAAATTAAATCCCAATGGGGCACGCTGCGGCTGCAAAAGATGCAGCGCGATATCCAGCGATATATCCGCGATCTTGTGCGGATAAAGGCCGAAATCATCGGCGGCAAGTTTTCGCAGGAAACGCTTGCGAAAATGACGCAGTGCAAGTACCCGACTGCGGCAGAGCAACAGGCCGCGCGGACGACGGTTCAAACCCTGCAACGCATTCAGCAGGCGGCACAGCAGGCCACGCAGTCTGGGCAGTTGCCCCCGCAAGTTCAACAAGCCGCCGCGCCGCTGATGCAACAGGGCGCACAGGCCATGCAGCAGGCGCAGACGGTATTGCAGTCCGTGAGTTGGGAACAAATCATGGCGGAATTGCAGTCCGATTCCATGCGCAATTTCAACATCGACATTGAAACGGATTCGACTGTCGCGGCAACTATTAGCGAGGATATGCAGTCCCTGGCGCAACTTTTGCAGGCAATCGGTCAGACCATGCAGACGTTCGCGCCGGTCGTTGAGCGCGGCATGATGCCGGCAGATGCCGTTAAGCAGATATTACTGTCTGTCTGCCGTCGCGCCAAGATGGGTAGCGCGGTGTACGACGAAATCGAGGAAATGAAAGCACCCGGACCGGCGCCGGACCCGAACGCTGGAAAGAATGCGTTGCAGCAGGCTAAGGACGCGTCGGATGCGCAGTTAGCCCAACAGAAGCACATAGCCGAGCAGCAGCGCGCCGCAATGAAGGAACAGTCCGCGCAGCAGTTGGAAGCGGTGCGCCAGCAGGGTGCCATGCAATTGGCCGCCATGGAACGGCAGGCCAAGGACAATAACGACCGGCTGCTAGCGCTGCTCGAGTCTCGGACGAAAATCACCGTTGCCGAGACCGCCGCTGGTGCGGTTACGGATGCCGCGCAGATTGCGGCGGCTAGTGCTGCCGCAAATGCTGACGCTGGGGCGATGCAATGAGGTTTTGGCTTGACTGCGAATGGAATGGCGACGGCGGCGATCTTATCTCCATCGCGCTGGTGAATGAGCATCGAAGTGGACAGTTTTACGAAGTTGTCGGTTGCGCTTCGCCAGTTCCGTGGGTTGCCGAGAATGTAATGCCCGTGCTTGGCAAAACGCCAGATGAATGGGCATCCATTGGCGTTCTTCGGGAGCGGCTATTTAAGTTTCTGGCTCCATACGAAACTGTCCAAATCACGGCAGATTGGCCCGAGGATATAGCCAGATTCTGCATGCTTTTGATTGTTGGCGACGGCATGCGCATCAACACGCCTCCACTATCGTTTGAAATTGATCGAAACTTGGATTCTGTGAAGTCACGTATTCCGCATAACGCGCTTGAGGATGCTTTGGCTTTGCGCGCCTCGGACGGTATTTCAGAATGACCCGAAAGCGTTATATCCAGATTGAAGGCGAACTCGTTGAAGTCAGCCGTGATTTCGTACCCGGACCCGTCGCCCCCATGATTTTCGGGGATTTGCCGGATTATCAGTCACCGGTGACGGGAAAACCTGTTTCTGGGCGTGTGCAAAGACGCGAAGATTTAAAGCGCACCGGTTGTAGGCCATGGGAAGGACGCGAGCAAGAGGTAAAAGAGGCGGCGCGCCAACTCGGGTATGAGGCCGCAAAATACGAGGGAAAACTAGACGCTGATGTGCGCTCGGCGTTGTGGCAGATGTCGCCGGAAAAACGAAAGCTACTTGCAAGCGGTTGAAAAGCGGCGCAGGATGCGGTTAATTTAAGATTTTTGTAACAGCTCAACGCTGTGAAGCGTAGGGCACCATGTCTAAGCGATGGTCGGTCGCGATGGCGTGTCCCACTTTAGACGGAGACGGACAAATGGCAGGATCAGAACAAGCGGCACTCGCGCTCGACGAAACCGAAGACGCGAAGACGGCGGACAGCAGCGAAATATCGAAGCCGTCTATCGAGGATACAATCCGCGAGAAACTTGCGGAGATCCGCACGCGTGGCGATAGCGAGACGGCCGACGACGATTCGGTCGCGGCAGCGCCTCCGCAAATCGACCCAAACACGCAATCGCCCGAAACGCCGGAAGCCAAAGCCGCGCGCATCCGCGACGGTAAAGGCCAATTCGCAAAAACCGTTGATGCACAAGGCAATCCGATTGTGCAGCCATTACGCGCGCCGAATTCCTGGACGCCGAGATCAAAAAATGACTTCGCAAAGCTGCCGGAACACATCAAGGCCGAAGTCCTAAAGCGCGAGGACGAATTCCACCAGGGCATTCAGGAGTACAAGACCGATGCGCAGATCGGCAAGCGCATCACTGAAATTTCGCAGCCGTATGCGCCGCTTATTAAGGCCGAGGGGGCAAACGTCGAGGCGGCATTTGCCGACTACTTGAACTCAGCGTTTATCATGCGACAAGGCGATGAGGGTAAGCGTACAGGGCTGGTGGCGCAACTGTGCAAACAGTTCGGCGTCAACCCGATGAATGTTGCGCATATGCTCGGCATTCCCATGCAAGGTGTGCCGAACGCGCAGCAGGCGCAATATCCAGCGCAAAACGACCCGAACGCGCAGCGCATTGCGCAACTAGAAAATTTTCTACGGCAACAGCAAGAAGAAAAGCAACAGCAGACATTGCTTGCCAAGCGGCGTGAAGACGAAGAAATTGGCAACATGATTAAGGACTTCGCAAGCAACGACAAATATCAATTTTTTGAAGACGTAAAACCGGAAATGGCGGTTTTGCTACAGACGGAAAGAGCGAAAAACCTCGCGGAAGCATACGACATGGCATGTTGGGCGCGACCCGACATTCGGCCTCTCTTGCTCCAACAGCAGGAAGCGGCACGTCGAGAGGACGCTCAGAAAAAAACCCGGCAAGCACGCTACACGGCTGGCACAAACGTGACGCACCGAGGTGCGGCCCAGACGCAGGCGGCTGTTGGCTCGATTGAAGACACCATTCGCTCAGAAATGAAGCGGCTGGGCGTGCATTAAGCGGCGACACGGGCTTACGCCCAAGCGCCGCGCACGCAAAGATATAAGGAGCTTTCCTCATGGCATCACCAGGGCAAAGTACGCTGTTCACGACCTTTACGGAATTGGTATCGACCACTTATCGAAACCACGCCAAAACGGTTGCCGACAACGTAACGAAACACAACGCGCTTTTTCGGCGCTTGGCGGAAAAGGGCCAGATTCGACTCGAAGACGGCGGCTTATCCATTGTTCAACCAATCGAGTACGCGGCTAATAGCACGTACCTGCGCTATTCCGGCTATGACGTGCTCAACATCAACGCGGTTGATGTGCTGACCGCCGCGGAATTTCCTTGGCGTCAAGTGGCCGTTAACCTCGCAGCAAGCGGCCTTGAGCTTCGCACAAATATGGGCGAAGAACGAATCGTCAATTTCCTGAAGGCGAAGATCAAGAACGCCCAGCACTCGCTTGCAAATGGCCTTTCCGTGGATTTATATTCGGATGGCACGGCAACGAACCAGATAGGCGGTTTGCAGTCGATCATCGCGGACGCCGGCACGGGCACCGTGGGCGGCATCAACTCCACCACGTTCCCGTTCTGGCAGAACCTCGTGCAGTCAGCAGCGGCGCCAATTCAAGGCGGTGCGGCAGTGACCATGGGGCCGTCCACCATCGAGCAGCAGATGCTCGCCTTGTGGATCAAGTTGTCACGCGGGAACGATGCGCCGGATTTGGTCGTGATGTCCGACGACTACTTCCAGTTCTTCGAGCAGTCGCAGACTTCGCTCAAGCGTTACACGGCAGATCAAACGGGCGCTGGCGGCATGATTAGCATGAAGTACAAAACCGCCGACGTATTTTTCGATTCGAGCGGTGGCATTCCGGCCTCGCATGCGTATTTCGTCAATGTCGATTACATCGATTTTGTCGCGCACCGCGATGCGAATATGGAAATCATGCCCGAACTCAAATCCGTCAATCAGGATGCCATTGTCATTCCGATTCTGTTCCAGGGCAACCTGGCGGTGTCGGCGCGCTTCCTGCAAGGCGTCATGAAAGCCTAACGGCGAAAGGAAAGAAACATGCCCGGCTATACTCCACAGTACCCGCTGCTCGGCTCAACCGGCGAAAATTTCTTTTTCGCACCGGACACCACGCAGCGACAGGCACTCGGTTCCATCATCGGAGCGGTTGATCCGTTCTGGGGCGGCGGCGAGTTTATCTACCTAAAGGCCAACGGCACCATCGCGCAGGGCAACCTTGTGCAATGGGATGCGGCGCCCGGTGGCCCATTGGCTACGGCGCTTGCCAACACCGCCAACGTTGGGCGACCCACAGCGGTCGCCATGGCCGCAATGGTTACCGGCAATTTCGGCTGGTTCCAGATTGGTGGCTATGCAGCCGTTTCTGCCACTGCATCGGTTGCTGCCGGAACGACTTTCGGCATCACTGGTGCGGGAACGGTTGGCGCGAATACCGCAGGCAAGCAAATCCTGAATGCGGTATCGGCACAGGCCTCAGCAACGACCGTCGTCAAAGCAAATACGCAACTGGTAAGCGGTAGCGTCAAGGGTTATGCAACGAATACCGACGGCTGGTTTGTCGGTGTTGCGTTGTCTGGCACTGGCGTCCAAGGCGGCGCTACGCTTGCCACGCTCGACCCGGATGGCCGCACCTTTACCATGAGTGCCACGGCGTCGGCTACGGGTTCGGTTAGCGTGACCGCGACGTATACCGGCTTTATCATCGCGGCAATCAATCGGCCATTCGTGCAGGGCGCGATCACTTAATCGGAGGGACCATGACTCAAGCTCTCAAATTAAGCGCAAGCGGTATGTCCGCGGTTGCGGCGCAAGCGGTTCTCGGGGATGTCGCGACAGGTTTAGTGGCGGCTGGATCAACGCTGGCAACGGCGTTAGCGCTACCGGCGTCGATCAACTTCATCGCAACTGCGGCGGCGGCGACCGGCGTTATTCTTGCGGCGAACGCGAATCCAGGCGATGCTATTTTCGTGTTTAACGGCGGCGCGAATGCGGTGCTGGTTTATCCGCCTACTTCAACGGGAACGGTGCAAGGCGCAGGGGCGGGTGTGGGATTTTCAGTGGGCACGCTGAAGTCGGCTACATTTGTTGCCGCTGCACCACTTACATGGGCCGCAGATCTGAGCGCGTAATAATCTCCCTCTCTCGCCCTTCACACGGAAGCGAGAGTTAGCGGCTTTAATGGAGCCGCATTTTTTAAGCGCATTCGTCGAGAGTGCTCTTAAAATCACAGAAAATAACAGGAGAACATAAATGAGCGTTTCAATGCAACAGGGGCGACCCCCTGCCGTGCGTTTTGAACAAGTGGCAATTGAGGACCGCAACGCCTCGATTTCCGCTGGCCGCAAAATTTACCGCGACGAAAATCACGTATTCGTGCGCCAGCAAGGCTCTCACGACGAAGTGGAAAAAAACGCTGAAGAATGGCTTGCGCAGAAAAACCGCGAGGCCATGGAGGATAAATTCCCGCCGCAGCTCGCGGAGGCCTACCAGAAAAAGTACGAAATGTGGCTGAAGGGTGTGACAGTCATGGACGGGACTCCGCTCAAAGAATGCCCGTCATTCAGTAAAGCCGAAGTGTTGACGTTGGCCGGCGCGGGGGTGCATTCGCTTGAAGACCTGGCCGAACTGCCAGAGGCGGGATTGCAAAATGTCGGCATCGGCTCGCGGGAGCTGCGCGAGCGCGCCCGCGATCTCATGAAGGCCGCGAACGGCCCAGGGAAGCTCGCCGAGGAAATGAACGCGATGCGCGTCGCGATGGAAGCCATGAAGGTCGTGAATGATTCGATCAAGGCAGAAAATGCAACGCTTCTCGCGCATGTTGACGACTTGAAAAAATCCTCTGACCGCAAAAACAAAGAACGCAAGGAATAGCCATGCGAAAGCGCCGCGATGCAGAATAATTTCGGGACGGTCAATTATCCGTCTGGCGGCGTCGTTTCTGGCGCTTCGGTAAAGGTTCTGAATTTTCCGTCCGGCACTCTTGCGACTATCTACGGATCGAACTCGCAACTTGTCGGCGCGCAGATTGCGAATCCGATTGTCGCGAGCGCGTTGGGGTTTTACAGTTTCTTTGCGCCATCTGGGCATTACGCTCTGGTTATTTCCGGTGCTGGGCTGACTAGCTATACCGTCAACGACGTGTTTTTGTTTGACCCGCTGGATTCAACGTCGCAGGTTATAAACCAGATCGGCGACGTAACTTCAAGCGTTGCTGGGGCAGCATTCAGCGGGGTGGCTGGGACAACGCTTACAAGCACCAAAGCGGGCTTCACTTTGCAAGTAGCCGCTTCGCCATCAACCGATGCCAATAGCGGCTCCTTTACTCTTAACGCAGGGACTGGCGCGATCAACGGCGGCGGCATTAATTTTTCCGCTGGCGCTGGCAGTCTCAGCACCGGAACGGGCGGCACGATAAACTTTATTGCGGGGTCGGCACTTACTGCGGGGGGTATAAATTTTACTGCGGGTTCCACCGGTTCTGTTGCGGGATTCCTAAACCCAATAATTTTTACTGGCGGCAGTTGCGGCAGTGCAAATGGCGCTGGTGGCGCCATAAGATTTATCGGCGGTAGCCCCGGATTGGGTTTTGGAAATGGCGGTTCGATAGTTTTGAATCCATCTGCGGCCACCGGAGGCGCCGTCTCTGGCTCCGTCATAATTCAAGACGGCACCGCCATTCCGGCTGGCGGCAAACTGAATGTTTCATTAACTTTTACATCAACACCTGGTTGGGGCATATATCCCGGAAGCGGAGTGCCAACCATATCCGCGGCCAAGGGTTCCCTATACCTACGCTCAGACGGCACCACAAATACAACGCGCATGTATGTCGCCACCGACAGCGCGGGCACTTGGACAGCGGTTAATACTGTAGCATGACAATCGCTCTCGCCCAGCCAGCTACCACTACCAGCATTTTGCAGGTTGTGCAAAACGCCGCGAATCGCATTGGAGTCAATCCGCCCGCGGCACTTGTCGGCTCGACTGACGCGATTGCAATCCAAATGCTCGCGCTGGCAAACGCCGAAATTCGAGGCTTGGCAAGCGGGCAATCAGTGGGGCGTAACTACGATTGGCAGGCACTGACCACGGAAGTTATTTTCGTCACTGTCGCAGCGGAATCGCAAGGGAAAATGTCGATCCTCGCGCCGGGCTTCAAATTCCTGATAAACGACACAATCTGGAATCGCGATCTGATTCGACCGATTCCGGGCGCGCTGACAACGCAAGATTGGCAACTCCTGAAGTCGAGCTCAGTCAAAGGCCCGTGGAATATGTATCGCATCCACGGAGGTTATTTGCAGATGATCCCGAGTCCGCCAGCAGGCCAAACTTGCGCGTTTGAATATCAGTCAATATACGCAGTCACGGACGCGGCGCAAGCAAATCTGAAGGCGACTTATACCGCTGATACCGACCTTACAATACTGGATTCGACGTTGGTAGAAGACGGCCTTGTGTGGCGCTGGAAGCAAGCCAAAGGTTTCGACTTCGGCAACGATTTCCAGATGTATCAGACCACAGTTATCAACTACATGGCGCGCGACGGCGGCAAACCACATATCAACATGGGCAACAGCGACAGTTTCACGCCGTTTCTGTTGATCCCGGAAGGTTCTTGGGGGCATTGATGCTATCCGCAATTATGCGTCCAATCCAAAAGTCGCGCGCTCAGTCGCCGTCTGTGCCGTCGCCGGTCAGTGGCTGGAATACCAAAGACCCATTAGGCGCGATGTCGCCGACGTTTGCCTGCGTGCTGGATAACTGGTATCCGGACACGGACGGGGTTCACACGCGTCCAGGCAGTGCGAAATATGCAACCGGACTGCCGGGAGCCGTGGAATCGCTGATGTCTTACGCAGGGACAAAATTATTCGCGGCCAGCGTAACCGCGCTTTACGACGTGACGAATTCCGGTGCAGTCGCTGCGGCAGTCGTGAGCGGGCTTACGAACGCGCGTTGGCAACACGCCAATATTGCTGTATCCGGCGTCGGTACGTTCATGTACGCAGTCAATGGCGCCGATGCGCCGCGCGTGTATAACGGCGCGGCATTCGTGACTGTGACTGGCGTATCAACGCCAGCATTGACGAATCCACCTACCGCCGGTCTATCGTCTCTGGTGAATGTCGGTCTATATCAAGGACGCCTGTTTTTCACGGAAATAAATTCACTCCGCGCGTATTACCTGCCGATAGCAGTAGCCGGGGGCGCGCTGGCGTTGCTTGATCTAGGCGGTATGTTCAAGCTAGGCGGCACGCTTCTGGGAATGTGGCCGTGGACAATCGACGGTGGCAATGGGCCGCAGGACTACGCGGCTTTTGTGAGCAGCGAAGGCGAAGTCGTTGTGTTCCAGGGGAACGATCCGTCAGTCGCCGCGAATTGGGTTCTGAAAGGCACATACCGCATTGGTCGGCCAGTGGGCGGTTATCGCTGCGCGTTTCGCTTTCGCGGCGAACCTACCGTGATTTGCAGTGACGGCTTGCTGCCCATGCCGGTTGCCGCGAGCCGTGATGACGCAGGTATTTTAGCCGTGGCACTGTCCGCGAATATCTCCACGGCATTTGTGGATTCCGCCGCGATGTTTGCAAGCAATTTCGGCTGGTGCGGGGCGTTTTGTCCGGACGGCTCAATTTTCGTGAATATTCCCACGGTCTACAACTCGCAAAGTTATCAGTACGTGATGAACACGAACACGAACGCATGGTGCAGATTTACCGGCATCGTGTGCAACTGCATGGAAATATTTAACGGGTTTTTGCATATTGGCGGCAACACTAACACCACAAAATTCGGCACTGGTTCAGCGGACAATGGCGCGAACATCGTTTGCGATGCGCAGCCTGCTTGGAGCATGTTCGGCGCGGCGGGGGCCAACAAACAGTGGCAGACCATGCGCCTGCTGCTGTCGTCGCCGTCACCCGCAAATATCGCAGCGGTATTCAATACCGACTTTAAGACGGTGACGCCGCAAAGCAATCCGGCGCCGTATGGCGCAGCGCTCGCGCAGTGGAACATCACGCACTGGAATACGACGCTTTGGTACGGCGGTATAAAAATTCTGCGTCAGTGGCTTGGCATCAACGGCGTCGGTTATTGGGGAACACCTTATGTCAGAGTCGTATCGGGAACAAACAGCGGGTCGCTTACATGGTTTTCCACAGATTATGAATTCACCGTTGGCGGTCCGCTATGATGCTGATGCGCGCTGCGATTACACGCGGGCGGCAGAAGTCACGGCGTTTATCACCGCTCGCGCGCCGCACGTTACGAGTCTTGGCCAGCATGTCTGCATCGCAGTCGTTCGCGGGGATTCACCGACTGCACCGCTTATCGCTGGCCTCGCGTTTAACGAATACCGATCTGGGCGCGATATTCAAATCCACATGGCTGCGAAATCGCCGCGTTGGGCCACGCGACGCATTTGGGGCGAAATCCTGCGTTATCCGTTCATTCAACTTGGCTGCGCAAGGCTTACGGCATGCACCGGCTCCCGGAATACTCGTTGCGCTCGAATGCTCGAAGGCATCGGCTTTCGATTGGAGGGGCAATTGAGAGAATTTTACCCAGACGAGGATTTGCTGATTTACGGGCTGTTGGCCAAGGATGCGGCGAAGTGGATACGCCATTTCAAGGGGCCACAGCATGGCTAATTTCATACCGGGGGTCGCTCCGACAAATACGCGGCTCGCGTCAACCGCAACCGGCGCGCTGCCTGGTATAACCACGGCTCCGACCGCGCCCGCAGGCACGCCGCTGGCGCCCGTTACATGGGCTGGCAACACGTACTCCGCGAACACTGGCGGTGCGATCAACAACGCGCCCAATCAGTTCACGCAATTGGGCGGGGCCGGTACGAATCTTAGCGCCAACAGTTTCATGGGCACTGGCGGCCAGATGTATCACCTGGACGCATCCGGCAATCCAGTTTTGGGTTACGACGACGGCGCGTTTGCCGCATCGCACCCGAATAGCCCGGTGCAGGACTTGAACAACTTGGGCACCGTTCAGCAGGCACCGCAGGCCCAGACCTCCGGCGTGCCATTGAGCGCTGCGCAACAGCAAACCGGCGAGGCCGCATGGAATTCACGTAATCCGGGTGTTGCGTATCCTGGCGCTCAGGCGCAAACCAGCGCTGCACCAGTTGCCGCAGCAATGACGCCAGCCGCGCCACAGCACGCCGCCACGTACGGCGGCTACGATGCCGCGCCGTCAGCGCCGCAAATGAGTTTCGCGCAACCACAGGAGCAGGCACAGTCGGCGCAATCCGCGAACTTCGGCAACGGAAAACAGGGCGGTGGGTCCGGTAAATCCGCGTCGAACAGGCCGCCGACGCCGAATCCGTACAGCGCAGCATCCCTCGATATGGGCCAGGGAAGCGGCGGATTCAGCAACGGAAAACAAAGCGGCGGCAACGGAAAACAGCTACAATCACAACCGCCCGCGACCGGGAGCGCATACAGCAACGGCATGAACTACGGCGGCTATAACAGCTACGGCTCGCCGCAATCATCGTCAAATCTTGGAATGGTATTCGGGAGCGGTCGATAATGGGTAAAGACTCGCCACAAACCCCGCAGGCACCAGACCCGTTTGCTACGGCTGCGGCACAGGGCGCGCTGAATCAATCGTCGATGGCGACGCTACTCAGCCAAAACCGCACGAACTCGGTTAATCCTTGGTCCACGACGACTTGGACGCAGGGACCGCCGAAAGTTGGCGCGACTGCGGCGCCCAGACCTGCTACGCCGGGGGCAATCCAAACTCCAGCGCCGCCCACGCCAAACCCAACAAACAGCGGCGATCAGTTTTCCGGCGGGGCGAATGATACAACGTCAACCGTCAACAATAGCGCAGGCGGCGGGGCTTACGATCCGAATGACCCATCAGGATACCGCGCCCGCGCATTAGCCGCCGTCGGAGGTGGCGATCCTAACTTGTCCGGCGATTGGACTCAGACCACAACGCTGAATCCCGAAGACCAGGCGCGCCTCGACAAACAGCGTGCGTTGATGGGGCAGCAGCTAAATATTGGCGGCACGCTACTTGACCGCGCGCAGCAAAACCTGTCCACGCCACTGCAACTTCAGACCGGCGTAAATGCGGGAAGCTTGCAAACGAATGTCGCGCAGCCCGGCCAGATTCAGAACCGCATCAGCAGCCAGGGTGTGCCCGGCGTTGTCGGCGGAAATCAATTGTATGGCGATCTGTCGAACACGCAGAACGCGCTGTATAACCAGACAACCTCAAGACTCGATCCCCGATGGAATCAACAGCAGCATGATTTGGTGAACTCGCTGGCCGCGCAGGGCATTACGGCGGCATCGAATCCCGCCGCCTTTAATCGGGAAATGGACAATTTCAACCGAGCGAAAAACGACGCTTACCAGACCGCGACAAATAACGCTATCGCTGGCGGCGGCGCGGAACAGTCAAGGCTTGCTAATTTGGGACTCGCCACGAATCAACAGATGTTCGGGCAGAACGCCGCACAACTCGCCGCAAATAACGCTGCTGCGAATCAAGGATTCACGCAAAATCTTGCCGCCGGCCAGTTTGCGAATCAGGCGCAAAATCAGAAATTCGGCCAGGACGTGACGAACGCAAATCTGTTCAACAGTTCGGCCCAGACGATGTACAACTCGCCGCTGAATACGCTGGCTGCGTTAATGAGCGGTTCGGCTGTAGCGCAACCGCAGACGCAGGCCGCGTACATGGGCACCATGGGAACGCCGGATTTCGGGAACTACGCCAATCAGAAATATCAGGGGGATTTGAATTCCTACAACTCGCAGGTAGGGCAGCAGAACGGAATGATGGGCGGATTGTTCTCTCTCGGCGGTTCGTTGCTGGGCGGTCCAGCGGGCGGGGCAGGAGCCACTCTGCTCGGCAAGCTATTTGGCGGATAAAATGGCCGCGTCTTTACCAATCATTGATTATCAGAGCGAGCTTGAGAGCAACGCTCAGAATCAGCGCCTCGCACAAATGTTGCAACAGCAGGCATTGCAGGCGCCTGGCACGCAGATGATGGGTCCGATTGCGATTCGGCAATCGCCATTGCAGGGACTGGCGCGGATGCTGACGGCGGCAAATTACGGGGCACAGCAGCGTGGGATGGAAGAACAGCGCCGCAAACTATTCATTGATCGGCAGCAAGGATTCCAGAACGCTGCCGACGAACTCGCAAGCAATATCGCAGGTTCACCGGCGCAGCCCGCGAATACCGATATCAATAAATCTGCGCAGTCGTTGGATTCGTTCGACGGCAATCCAGCCAAAGCCGCAGTCGCACCGATGGACTTGGGCGCGGCTCTGTCGAAATTCGGCGTAGCGACCGGTAATCCGCAAGCCGGAATTCCGTACATCATGCAGCAGGCGGAACAAAAGGCGTTTCTGAACACCTTGCCCCCGGACAACGCGCCGCAAGCATTCCAGCAGGGCGCGGCGCCGGGTGCAAACGGCGTTAATCCCCAGGTACTCGGCGCATTCACGGGCGGCGATCTACCCGCGCCGGCTGGTTCGCAAGCGCCGACCGCGCCGAACGTGTATCCGGGAACCGGTGTGCCGGTTTCCACCATTAAAGCGATCATGTCGGCTGACCGGCAGGGTTGGCAGGCCAAGCTCGGGCAGATGATTGCTGACAGTGCGAAACCGCAGATTGGAAGGGGCGACGGCCTTTATGTTCCCGATGGCAAAGGCGGCTTTATGCTGGCACCGGGGTATGCGTCGGGCGTTTCTCAGATGGAACAGACCAGAGCGCAATTCAAGCCCGGCAGCGTGCAAAAATTCGGCGCAACTGGCGTTCCGGTGCAGGGCACGTTGCTGCAAGAATTGCAGTCAATGAGCGGGGCCGGAAATCCCTACATGGGCGGCACCACGCCAGCAGGTATTGCGGCAGCGAATCCAGGTGCTGCTGTAAAAATCGCCGGCCCGGCTGGATTGGCGAGCATCGAACCTGCGCCGAATGCCGCGCCAGCAGGCACCGCGCCCGCAGCCCCCGCAGAACGTCAAAGCGATCAACAGGCCAAATACGGTGACTTGTCTGTGGCGAATTTCACCAAAGCCGAGGATGCGCTAAACAATTCTGTCGCTCAAGGCGCACAACTGAAAAACAATCAGAATCTTGCCAAACAGATGGCAACCGTATTTCAGTCTGGCGGCGGCGCGGAAATTCGCTCGAAATTGGCGCAGGCTGCCCAAGCCGTGCCGGGTATGCCGTCATCCGTTGTCGATGCCCTGGCAAATGCGGCGCCGAATTCGCCGGGTGCGCTCGCCGCCATGCAGACTTTCAACAAACTGAGTGCGGAACAGGCGATGGAAGCCTTGAAAGAGGCGATGAATAACGGGCGCATCACGCAGTCCGAATACAAAATCTGGCTTGACCGTCTGCCAAATATGTCCACCGACCCTAAGGCGATCAACGAACTCTTTAACTATACCGACAAGGTTTATCAGTCGAACCGCGAGCAGCAGGACTTCATGCAGCAATACAAGCAATCCGGCAAACCGTTGGGCGGATTCGCGCAGGCATGGGCGCAGCGGCGTCAACAACAGCTTGAAACCCCTGCGGCTTCGCCTTTGCAAACGCCCAGTAAAGTTGTGAACTTTTCGGACCTCCAATAATGGACGTTCAGATGCCAGATGGAACGGTTGTGCGCGGCGTGCCTGATGGCATGTCGAAAGCCGACCTGTTGGCAAAACTGCATGGCAATGGCATTGCGACTGGAATAGAACCGCCGCAGGGTGCTACTTCGTCTCATTGGGACGTGTTTAAGAACGCATTGGCAAAAGGGGCTTCGGGAGCGGTTGATTCAGTCGTTAATACGCCTGCCAACATTGCTGATATTGGCAACGGGCTTTATGTGGCGGCTAAAAACCTTGCGACAGGCGAGAAGGAAACGCCGGAACTGGACTTGCCGCGCTTTCAACCTGCTACGAACGCGGCAACCGCAGTTGGCGCAATTGACCCGAAAATAGTACCGCAGGGCAAACTCCAAAACATTACTGACTTCGCCGGCCAAGCCCTCGGGGGTGCGGCTGTAGGAGGCGGCGCTAATTCGATTGTCCGCAACACGGTAAAAGGTGCGCTCGGAGCGGCGACACGCGATGCGACGATGCTTGGCACGAGTGCGGTAGCTGGTGGCGCAGGGGTCGAAGGGGCAAAACAAATCGTCCCGGACATGCCGTTTGTCCAACAACTCGCGGGCATGGCTGCGTCCATGATTGCGGGCGCACCGTTTGCCGTTCGCTCAACTGCTGGCGAAAATCTCAACGCTGCGATTCGGGAGATTCCACCCGATAAAATTGCTGCGGCACAATCTCTCTGGGAACGTGCACGAGCCGCTGGCACGTCGATTACCCCGCTTGAGGCTCTCCAGCAGACAGGCGGCGCAAACCCCGTGGCAGCGGCTCTACAGCGCGTTACGGAGGCCTCCGCTCAGGGTGGCCCGAAACTAGCCCCGATGATGGCTGACCGGGCAGTAAACAACGCTACGGCTCTTGAAAGCGCACTACCGCGCCCCGTGGCCAGTCCCGATCAGATTGCCCCGAACGTGGCGAGAGCCGCAGAAGGTGCGATTGATACGGCCCGACAAGGGGTAAATGCACAAGCCGCGCCGTTTTACGCGGCGGCTGAACAGCAGAAAGTCCCGGCGAATACCTGGAATTCCATGGTATCTGACCCCGCGATGCAAGCCGCGCTTGCTGCGGTAAAGAAATCGCCGTTGCTGGGTCTGGAAAACGAACAGCCGGGTTCGCTGCGTTGGCTGGATATGGCGAAAAAATACCTGAATTCGTCTGCCGAACCCTCCTTGGGAGCGGATGCCATTCAGCGCACTTCCGCTGCTGCTGCTGGGAACGCTGCGGGGCAGATGTCTGACATTCTCGGCACCGTGAACCCAGACTACGGACGCGCGCTCGCTATTGGCGCGGCTGGGCGGCAGAACGTGGTTAATCCCATGATGGAGGGCTTGCCAGGCAAGCTCGCCGGAACCGGTGACCTGAACTCGAAACTTGCCGCACTCATTCACCCCGGCGAATCATCGCCCGCACTTGTCGCGCAGACCATGCGGCAGATGGGGCCAGCAGCAAACGACATGCTTGTGCAGGGATTGCGCGCCCGGTTTGATGCGGCGAACAAGGGCAATATAGCGAATTCGCTTGAAGGCAATCCGTGGGGCGGCGCCAAGTTTGCATCAGACATTGCCGGGAATAAATCACAGGCGGCGAACGTGGATGCGGCGCTTCAAGCCCTGTCACCGGAAACCGCACGTAAAGTCGGCGACCTGTTGCAGATATTCGGCGCGCAAGGCAAACGACAGGCTCCCGGTTCGCCGACGTCGCAGAACGCCGCGACGATGGCGGATTTGGCTGGCAACGCATCGAGTTTTAAACCGATGTCGCTGCTCTTGCCGCTTGTCGATAAATGGCGGTATGGCTCGAACACGAAAATGCTTGGCGACCTGTTGGCTAATAAGGACGTGCATTCCGTTATGGACGCGGCAAGAATCGGGGGGGCGACACCCGGAAAACTCTTGCTCTTGCAATCGTTGCTGAATGCGGACAACCAAATGCAGGGAGCTAAATAATGGCAGGCTGGAACGGCTTAGGCAATTTCACCTATACCTATAACTGGGTGCAGGACAACGCGAACGGTGTATTTATCACCGATTCGCGCATGGATCAGGAATTCGCCGACGTGCGAAGCGGCTTGTTGAATTGCTACACGCTGACCGGTGAAACGGCCCCTGTTGCCAACCTCAACATGGGGGGCTTCAAATTCACGAATTTTGGCACGGGCGGCAACGCCCCGAACGCCCGCACGGATGTTACGAATATCGCGGTAGTGCAGGACGGAACCCCCATGTGGGGCGGCTCGAATACCGGCACTGCGAACGCCATAGCTATTTCCCCGACGCCAGGCGTGACCGCGCTGGTGGCCGGTATGACGTTGCGGTGGTTGCAACCCGCCTCAAATACTGGCGCCGTGACTGTATCCGTGACCGGACTGGGTGCAGTTGCATTGACCCGGAACGGCGGCACGCCCATGAGCGGCGCGGAACTGCCGGCAGGGGGGATTGTTGAGGCGGTCTATGACGGCAGCAAATTTCAGGAAACGGCGTATATCACCATTCCAGGGGCCACGCCAACAGCTTACGGCAACGCAACGACTTCCGTTTTTATTGTTGAACGGTCCATCAGACGCGCACGTCAGTACGCGGCAGGCATGTAACTAGGAGGAAAAATGGCAAACGATGTAACGCTTCCGCTTGACTACCAAAACTATATGTGCGGCTTCGTCACCAGTAACGGTACGCAGTGCAAGATACTAGTGGATAAAAATGCGCCTGCGGTCATGGCGCTAGTTACGGGCGAAACCGCGTTGCCGGGTGAAGCCTCGGTTCGCCAGCGCATTTACACCGGCGGCGTGCGCGTGATCGACGGCACGATTTCCTCGACGGACGGCACGGCGCGCTCACTACTCGTATTCGAGGGCGTCGAAACCACGTTATTTACGAATATGGGCGTTCCGACGATCACCGGGCAAAACGTGATTACTCGGACGGTCGGTTCAAATATCACTGACGGCTACCGCGTCGGCGACTCGCTAATGGGATTCGGGCATACGACTGCCGCGAATGACGGCGTGGCGACGGTGCTAACCGCCGTTACAGCGACAACGCTGACGGTGAACGGAACCCCGTGGACGAATGAAACGATTGCGTCAACCTATCGACTTTTCCGCGTTATTCAGCGTACCCGCATTGCGGTGGCGCTGAATTCCGGTAACACCGATTCCGCGCCGAACGTCGCTATGTTCGGATCGTCGCAGACACAGGATAAGACGATGGACACGACCGGCACGTCACTAGGCGCGACCGGCGCGTTGATTGTCGGGATGCAGGCCGCGATTTCCGCGTTGCCTGCGCAGATTCTGGTGCAGTGCAAGGCGGCTCGGTACTAAAACATGACACAACCACAGGGCGCGGGGATTCCTGGGCAGTCTGGTGCGGCGGCTTCCAGCGGCACCAGCAGCGGCGCGAACGTACAGGGTGCGGCGGTACTCGTTACCACGTCGCTGACATACACGGTGCCCTATACCGGATCTTACCGCATTGGCGCGTTAGGTGCTGGTGGCTCAGGCGGAGCGATATTCCAGACAGCGGCGGGTGGAGGTGCCTCGGGTGGTGGCGGTGGCGGTTTCGTGGAAAAAATCGTGGCACTCAGCGCAGGCACTGGACTTGTCATCACGATTGGGGCTGGCGGGGCAGCGGCTGCGTCTAGTGTGTCCGGTACTGGCGTTGCTGGAAATGCAGGAACATCAACAACGATAACCGGTGGTGTGACGATCACCGCGCCCGGCGGGTCTGGTGGGGCGTTCGTTATTGTCAACACGAACACCGCAACCGGTGGCGCTGGCGGCATTGGGGCAGGCGGCGATTTTAATGCAACTGGTGGGGCTGGAGGCGCCGCTACGTTTACCACGAACGGGGCTGAAAGTGGCGGCGGGGGGGCTGCTGGCTCGCCGTATGGCACCGGGGGGGCTGGCGGCGGATTTGCCGGCGGCGCCTCGTCGGGCGCCGGTAATGCTGCGGCGGGTGGCGCAGGGACTGGAAGCGCCGGAACTGCGCAAGTGGGCGCAGGAAACGCTGCCGGAGGAAAAAACGCAGTGGGCCAATCGACCACGCGCAGCGCAGATGGAATCGACCGCACTGTTACCGCGTCGTTCTCTCCGTCATTTGACGCGATAATCGCGCCTTCCAGGGCGCTTACTGGCGGCGGCGGAAGCGGGGCGGGTGGCGAAGGCGGCGGGGGGGGGCCAGGCGGGGGGGGTGGCGGCGGAAGTGGAATAACCGCTTCTGCATTAGGGGCTGTATTCGGTGGCACTGGTGGCGCGTCACGAGCTAATACCTGCACTTCACAAACAGCGACGTTAGGAGGGGGGTCTGGGGGGGCGGCATCCGCTGGCACAGGCCCAGCAACCTCTGGCGTCGGCGGCAACGGATTAGTCGTTATTGAACGTCTTTCGTAACACAACCACAGGAGAATCAAAATGGAAGTCATCATCCCCGCACTAATCGTAATCGGCATCGTCGCTTTCCTGCTTACGCATAAATCTTTGGCATCCGATCTTAAAGCAAAGGGCAGCGCAGACCTAGCAACGCTTAGTGACGCGTTGAAATCCGCGCATCAGGCCATCAGCGACTTGGGCGAAAGCCATGCGACAGCCGTAACCGCCGTTGCCGCGCAACCCATCGCGCCTCCGGCAGTCTCGGTAAGCATCGCCCCCGGTGCGCCGCAAGTGCCGATTACAGCGCCGCAGCAGAATGGCAATGTTGCCATGCCTGCAACGCCGATTCCCGTCCCGTTGCCGCAGCCGCCAGCAGGCTACGCACTGGCTGGATCGAACTACCCGGCTGATATGTACCTCAATCCGCAAGGGCAGCTTGGCAAGTTTGTTGGCGGTCTGGCGGCGGAAAACTTCGTTGTAGGAGCAGCATAGCAGGGATAACGCACCCTCATTGGAGGGCCGATGGACAAAGACAGGAGCAAACAAGGCGTGAGCAACCTTGATAAAAGCAAGTACAAAGGCAGCGAGCAGGAGCGCAGCAACGATGCGCAACGTGATCGCCGCTCTAGTGACGTAGCAATCGGGCGATTGGAAACCGATGTCGCTATCATCAGGGATGACCTGCACGAACTTGTCTTATCCACACAGGCCATTGTCAACTTCTGGAACGAGGCCGAACACAGCTTACGCATGCTGTCGCGCATCGGCGCGCTTGCCAAGATTGTTGCGGCCATCGGTGCCGCATGCGCGACATTATGGGCGGCGATTCATTTCGGCGACAAAATCAAATAATGCTAACCCTAGAAGCCTACTTCGGCCAGCACGCAGCAGACGCAGCCCCAGGCGAACTTTTACCGGAATACCAGGATAACGCCGCCGACCTGTTGCCGCGTGTCACGGCTTTACTGGCCGAACTTGGTATTACCTCACCTGTGCAAAGGTCAGGCTGGCGACCGGCTGCGACTAATGCGGCTACGGCGAATGCCGCGGCGAAGTCGAAGCACATGACGGGTAATGCCGTGGACGTGGCGGATAACGATGGTTCGATCAACGCGGCGGTGACAGATGCGATGCTGGAAGCGCATGGCCTGTGGCGCGAGTCGCCAGCCGCTTGTCCGACCTGGTGCCATATGCAGAACCTGCCGCCGCACTCCGGCAAGCGCACGTACTTCCCGTGATCGCCACCGACGCCGCCCTGCTAGTCGTCATCCTGCTTGCTGCATGGTCGTTCTACCGCGCCCAGCGCGACCCGCACTTCGACTTCAACGCGTTTGACATCATCATGGAGCACGGGCGGGTCAGTCGGATTGCCTGCGTGTTCATGGCGGCGTTTTTCGTCCATTCGTGGATTATGATTAAACTCACGTTCGACGGGAAAATGTCGGAAGGCTACCTTACGATCTATGGCGCGACATGGGTTGCGCCGATACTCTCGGTGATTCTGGCCGGCGCAATGAAGGGGGATTCAAATGCTGGAATTAGCGTTAGCACAGTGGAAACTCGTAGCAATAGCACTGTTGTCAGTGGCACTGTTGCTGATGACGCACCTGTGGTACAACCAGGTAAAGGCAACCGCAGCCGTACAGGGAAAGTTTGATGCGTTTGTCGAGTCAACGAAAGCGATTGGCGAAAAACAAATCGCCGACAACGCGGCAACCGTCGCGCACTCCAAAGAGGTAATAAAAAATGTTGCTGACTCGTACGAAACTGATATTGACGCTATTCACGCTCACTACGCTGCAAAGCTGCGCGACGGTGGAAAAAATACCGGTGGCAGTTACATGCCCCCCGCTGCCGGCAGTGACAAAGGAAATGATGCAGCCTCCGCGCAATGCCAAGTTAGTGACGGAAGCCTTGAAGAAAACGCAGCCTTAGACGCTCGCGAACTCATGGCTTGGCACGCTTGGGCGATTGGGAATAAAATTCCGGTGCAGTAGCTACTTCCCACCCACCACAAGCGCGGCGATGGCAGCGCGAAGTTCGTGCGATTGATATTCGCTGGCACTCGCCGCCTCGACTACCCGTTCATACTCAGTTTTCATTTCATCTTCTCCATTCGGGTTGTGATCTCGTGCGGGCGATGCCGCCAGCATTTTTTTGACGGATGCCGAGTCATGTTCTTGCACCGCACGCGTTTGAGACATGCGGTATGGCCGGGCCAATCAATATCCGTTGCGTGCGTACATCGACTAGCCGCATCGCTCAACTCGTCCGGGTCGGTCATGGCTTAGTCCTTGCGGGCGGCTAGATATTCGCGAGCGGAAGTCAATTCCTTTGACCACGCAGCGGTAGATTGCCAAGACGAAATAAACGCACCGTCCAGCGCATTGACGAGATTGCGCAGTCGCTCAATTCCATCCACCACGTCCGCTTGGGGCGGGGAGGCGCGGAGGTAAAGCGATTCGACGGCGTAATAATCACGGCCTGATACCAGATAATCAGCGTAATGCCACTCCAGGTCTTTGTCCCATTTCCAGCGATACGCGACCGGCTCAGGCCACTCCTTGTTGTCAGCCATTGGCGTCCTTTCCAGGTCTGAATTTACGCGGCATCCAATCGCTAGGCGGCGTTCTGATTAACGTCATTGCGTCTCCTTCAAGTCGGCATCGAGAGCTGCGTCAAGTTCATCGCCATACAGCGAGTACCAAACATCGCCTATGAATTCCAGATGGTCTACGCTCCAATCGTCACCCTTGGTGCGCAATAGCCGATACCTCTCCGCATCCTTGGCGTTCTGCTCGGCGCGTTGCTCGGCGGCAAGGGCGCGACGGTGTAGCGCGGCCTCGCTATCGACCAGTTCTTGCAGACGCTTTGCCATCGCATCGTGCGGCACTTCACCGCAATAGCTGCATGGCTGCGGCAACGTCTCGTTGGTCATGGCTTGGCCTCAATGAATTTGGAATCGGCGTTCGATTCCTTTGAAACAATGATAGATTGGCAGCGGGTCTTTCCAGTCAAGATGTACGCGCCAGAAGAATAATGTTAGCTCGTACCACTGCGGAAAGCCGCCTATGTGCTCCGGTAACTCGCCTTTTCGCCATGGATATAAAATGTGTGTGCGCGGACTTAAGGTTGAACGAGAGCGGCGCGGGTGAAATAGTATTTCTTCATAAGCGCCGTCAGAGTGGTCAATCATGCAGCCGGTGTGATGTGGTTTCTTGTAACTAAGACTATGTATGTCAATAAAAAAGTTTCGGCCCGTTGGCTTGCCATCGCCCTGAAGTTCAAACAGGACGGTGCAAATATCGTGATCGTAATAATCCGGCAGGCGCACAGTAGGCACAATGACGATTTGCCTCTCGTCTGCGCTCGTTTCAATATGCGCCTGCGGATGCGTGATGTGCAGACGCTTTAAGTCCTCGGTTGGACTATGCTTCCAAGCGTTGCTCATTTCCCTGCCTCCCGGTCGGCCTGGGAAAGCATGGCACGGTAGATTGCGCGCGCCAGATCGTCATGGTCGCAATCGACGCGAAAATGATACGCATCGCGTATGGCTCGCAGCATCGCCTCGCTCGGCTCCCTCGGCACGAGGCAGGAATCCGGCGCGGGGGCAGCCGTTCCAGTCGCGCTACCAATTCCATCAGGCCCGGCAATGCTCGCTGGTTCCTGTTCGGTGGAGGCGGACGGGGCAGACCCAGCGGCTGGGGACTCGCGAGAATCCGGCGGACTGTTGTCCCGCACAATCTGCCCCGCCGCCTGTTCTTGCTCCGACCTCTTGGGGGAGGGTTCGGCTAAGAGATTTTGTCGAAAGTAAGCAGCCAGGGCGCGTAACGCATTTTTCGTCGCATCGCTTAGGCCAGCCGTCTCTTCCGACTCTCGTTCCAATTCGACAGCAACCACTTCCGGCAGGCGCTCCAGTTCGGCAATGCGGCGCTCCCGCTGCTCGATGAGGTCGGCGGCGGCGACTCTAGTTTTGTATGATGCGAATGTCGGCAATTCAGCATTGCGCAGTTTCTCGCAAATATCGGCGGCATTCATGGCTTTACCTCTAGCGGGTCCTGTCCAGCGCAGTAAGTGACGGGAATACCAGCCCGCAACGACCTAACTTCTGCCCGAAGTGCGCTAAGAGTATTTCCTGCGAGCATTATTCTTTTAAGGGAGTCCATTCGAGCATTGATATGGTTAATCTGGTCATATAGCGGCTGCCCGTGAAATCCTCCTCTTACAAGGTTAAGAGCTTCGGCAAGATGCGATTCAAGTTTCCCCCAAGTGTCTACATACGCCGAAGCAGGATTATCACTGAAAATCATCGGTGGTTCGTGCTTCATTTCCTCCCCTCCCCTCTCAGTTCCGCGAGCTTGGCGGCAGGAAGCGCATCGGCTTCTAATTTCATAGCGTGGGCGTGCGCTTGCCATGCCTCTGACCGGCGCATGTAAAATTGCCACTTTTCCTCAAGCTCACCCACCCGCACCTCAAGGCTTGCGGCTCGCTCGCTCGCGGCAGTCAGCGTGGATTTGAGGGCGGTTAGCTCGCGTTCGAGGGTGCGGGCGAAGTCGGCCCACTCACGGAGAATGTCCGTAACGAGTTCATCGTTGCACCATCTGTTAGCGACTGCATCCGTGCGCGGTGTCTGCGTCTCGGCGCCTGCGGGATTGGTCATAGTGCAAGTTCCTTTTGGTGATCCATTTTATAAATGCTTTCACGCATCCACGAAAACCGCGAAAGCCCAGTGCCGTCTATGCTGTCAGCGCCCATTTTCTCGAAGTACTCGAAACGCGCGGGAGTGTTGACGCGACCAATGTGTACCCACTTCCCAAGAATCTTGGCGGCTTGAACGATCTGTTTTGTGTACTCAGAAAGTTTGAAATCAGTTGTCCCGCCGATAAATACAGTTTCTATGCTTTCCCACGGAATAGGCAAATCCTGTTGGCCGTCCTGAATCGCCAAGGCTAACGGCCAGCCTGCAAGGCGTTCGCACCACCTATGGAATATCTCAAGCGTGCGCCTTGCGCTTCCCACCACGTCAGGCACCGTCACAAAAATGCACTGACTGCGCCGCTCGGATTCCCGTTCCAGCAGAGCAAGAAATTCCCTTTCCTTGAATCTCGAAAATGCGCCGTTATCCACCGCGAAACGAGCGTCTGGGCGTTGCAAGCGGAACCTGGTCAACGGGGTCAGCAGTTGCTGCACCACGCATCCTATTTCCTTCTCGCATGTATCCAGCGATTCGCTGGTATCAAGCAGCACGAGCATGTGGCACCCAAATGATAAAAGTGGTCAGCGCGACAATCACAAAACCTACAAACAAAAGTTCGCGCCAGAATTTCAACATTCGCACGTCACCTCAACGCCGGAATGAATGCCTTTGCTGATGACTTTCGCGCCTAATGTGCGAGCTGCCAATTCCGTCAGCGCCTCTTGAAATATCGCGGCGTCCTTTTGACTGTCGAAAAAAGCAAGAATGTCCTCGACTTTGATTACAGACTGCGAAATAACTGTAATCGCGTATGAGTCTAGGACGGACTGATCGACCGGACATTTGGCGCGAACATTTAACCTATATTCGGCTCTCACTCCACGCCCCCTGGCGGCTTGGGGAGGGCGGACCAGTAACTCACACGGTCATCGAAATTGCCGTTGCCGCCTTCTGGCCTCCAATGCCCACATGAGATTTCGCCGAACAGGGAATAAAATGAGTCATGGCGACCGCTTCCGGCGCGATGCCCTCTGTACCAAATCAGCACGCGCTCATTCTCAGGCGGCAACCTCTCCGCACATGCCACCCACGGCGACTTAAGCGCCTGTAGTGCGGCGAGGAGGATGCGACAGTCGGCGCCAGTTATCGGAAATCGCCATACTTCCAAGCCGTTGCCCTGCGATATGCCATAGGCTGCTGCATTCAGCCTCGCAATCAACTCGGTCGCACCATCACTCATCTTCGCGCCCTTTCAATATTAACCACATCGCACACAGGCCAGCAGCAAACGCCAGCGCAAATAGAAACCACAACGTCGTTTCCGGAACGCAGACGGGGTTCATTCAAAATCGCGCCAGTGATTATCGGCGTACTGCGATGCACGCCCGTTCGCCATCCAATACGGCACGCCAACAAGTTCATCGAACCGCTTACCGTATGCTGCCAGCCAGCGTGCGGCGTAATCGTCTGTTTCGTCATCCTCGATGGCTTGCGATTCCTGGTCGGCGCTGTTGCAGACGGAGTGGCGTAGGTCTATCTGCGTGTAATCTCTCATGCAGCCTCCTGTATCTTCGCAACGCGTTCGGCAACTTCTGCTAGGAATTTCACGACCTCGGATTCCAGCGTTGCAATATACGCGTCGTCTCGTTCGATGCGCTGCACGTACAGGCGCAGCGGTTCCGGCATGCGGGGATCGTAACTCACGAAGTCCCACCACTTGCGGCCTGTGAGCCACATGCAGCCCTGCACCTGCGCCGCGTGTTCATCGGGCATGCCGGTCAGCACGGTTTGCAGATGCACGGCGGAATTAAACGGGCACTTGATTTCAATGCCGCCGTCATCCTCAATAGTGCCGTCAGGACTTCCGCCGCACAGTTCGATGGTCGGATGCTTGATAAATCCGACCTCGTCCACAAACGCCGCAGCATGCGCCTCGTATGCCATGCGCGCAATCGGCTCAGTTTCCGTGCCGTGCAACATGGCCGCGCTGGTGAAATGGTCGGACGGCTGGCCCGTGATGCGCTCAATCACGACTTCCCAAAGGTACGTGCCGCGCGGCGCAAGGTATGCGCCCTTGCTGCCTTTGCCGATCACGTCCTTGAACCGGCTGGCTGTGACGTAGCCGCAGCGGTCGTAGAGCCATTGGGCGGATTGCTGCGGGGCTTCGCTCATGCAGCCTCCTTGGGAAACGATTTCACGCGCCCCGATAGCGCCTTTTTAACCTGCTCATACGCCGGAATATCGCCAGCCGCATTCAACTCCGCAGACAGCCGCGCCCACAACGCATCGGCATGTTTGCGGTCGGCAATGTCAGCGACCTCTTGCAGCATCGCATCCAGCCGCGTGGCATCCAATCCTACCGGCGTTTCCTTGCCGTCATTGTCGATACCCTTCGGCGCAACGCCGGTCGCCGCGAACAGCGTGTATCGTTCGAGATAGGAAACGACGCTGCCGAGGGACTGAATAGGATTCTTGCCGCCGCTGTCATCCGGCTTCGCTTTCAGCGTTGTGCGCTCGGAATGTCCTTGTTCGTGCGTGAGTATGCAGGTCACGGCGACAAGGCCATTTTCTTCCTGCGCCGTTTCCCACGTCGCGCTGATGCCGACTTTTGCTAATGCCTCGCCAATAATGGCGGCGGCATTGTCGAGCGTTGCGTGCCTGTAAGCGGTGCGCTTGCCGGTTCGTTCGCTGGTGAAATCAACCTGGCGGTCTTTTTCAATGGACGGAGGATTGCGCTTAAACGCGGCCATTGCCTGCGTATAAGCCTTGCGCGCTTCGTTCTGTTCCCACCGCAGTTGCAGGTCGAATAGCTGCGCCATGCGTTGCACGTCTGCGCCCTGCTGCACGGCGACGGCGATCATTTGCATTGGCGTCATGGGCGACCCCTGCGGCATTTCGTATTGCTTATCGGCAACTACCATGCCGGACTTGTAATCCTGTTCCCCTGTTGCGTTTTCGTTGCTCACTTCGCCCCCTCAAGTTTCGGTTGCCGCGATTTTTGTTCTGCATCAATCTCACGCCCCATCGCAACAAGCGCGTCCGCGTTGATATGCGCGATTTCCAGACTACGCAGATCGCCCGTACCTTCCAGCTTTTGGTCGATCTTCGGCAACTGCGCCATGCACACCTTCCGCAGCGCGCGCCAGTTGCGAACGTTGCGCCGGAAGTAGTATCGGATGAATGCGCGGATCATTGCGCCACCTCATCACACAGCCACAGCCACTCCGCGCCTTTGCATTTCAGCTTGATTAGCGCCTGCACCGCTATTTCCGCCGCGAGCGACAGAATTTTGTTGCGAGCGTCGGCGTCGGCGGCGTCGGCGGCGTCGGCGTCGGCGGCGGCGTCGGCGGCGGCGTAGGCGT